GAGCGCAGTAGTTGACTGCCTGCCTTTCCGGATACGCAGCTGTGGTACGTGTCCATTTTTGATATTCGTCAAACTGTGTGTGTGATGTATTACTCAAGACGCAATTCTCCTTAGTTTAAATGCATTACTTAAAAACGTGTTAATGCTTTTATGATTTCGTTATTTTCAGTTGTGTGAGAAACCGAAAAACCAAGGAAACACTTTAGGAGGGTATTAGGATCTATTCCTCCCACACCCCCGCCCTCCTTGGGAAGATCTGAATATGCCACGTTGTCAAGTGTAGCGCAACCACCCCAAAAGTATATTTTAGTTTAAAAAACTACAATTTGTACATTTTATCCTACTACTGTGATAAATATGTCACGCTTTCGGGGCGACTGTAAGAGCGTTGGACCCGGATGCAAAATAAAAACGAGGTAGCGCCACCGATACTTTTTTACGCTTGCGCTACTTTTTTTATGGACAGGGCTGCAGGATTTTGTATGATTGAGTATGACCTTTGATTGTCGGTCTGGGTTATGAAAAGTTGGTTTGCCAACCCGCGAAGCGCGGATGAAAATGTCCTTTGCCACGCATTGCTGTTGTCGGCACGGGGTTTAAAGGCGGGAGCTAGCGATTGCGGTTCCCGCTTTTTTATTGGGGGATGTATAGGTAACATCTGATATGTTGTGCGGGGTATGCGTATACGATCAGATGGGTAAGGGGGGGGTGGCCCCCATTTTCTTTTTTCCTGCGGGTTTAGCGCCTTTGCAGGGAGCCAAACCTGCCGCCTAATGCATTGTTTTTGCTGGTTTTTCTTCTGTTTTGTCACCAGCTTTGACAACATCGCCTTCTATAACTATGTGGTCTGGCTGAATGTCGAACCGTTTAAACGCTTCAACCAGTGCTTGTCGTATATCCCCAGCGCTAGCATCTTCTAGGGGCTGGTGGATAGTCTGAACAACCCGTTCTTCATACAGCCCTAGCACCTTGCCGCGCTTCTCCTCTGCGCTCACTGCCGCCTGTAAAGCGCCTTTAGCTTTCGCCATGTCTCGCAGTTCGGCAAGCTGGGCCAAATGTTCTTCCCTTGCGTCGCCTACTTTGTCTGCCCCTAGCAATTCAGCTATGCGTTGTTGTACCCTAGCCCGTTTGTTGATCCGCACTGCGGTGCCGCTTGCCCCAGCTTCACTGTAGCCTGCCGCAATGGCTGACTGCGTACCTGACAAGCCCCTAGCCTTAGCCTGCGCGAATGCTTCCTCTTTAACCGTTAATCCGTGGTCCATATTCCGCTTAGTGCTACCCGCCATGCTACCCCGCTGTAAGTTTTTTTTCACATACTAACACAAGCCCAGCCCTACGGTTGGCGGCTTTTTGTTGCACTAAACTACAAAAAAATACAAAAGGGTGCTTTACACTACAATCAGGAAATGCTACCAATCTATCAAGTTTGATCTTTGAAATCGTAAATAGGTAGACCCCTCGGCTGTTTGACCATTCGGTTAGATGGTGCGGAATAGGCGGTTCTGGAGGTTCACACCCTCCGGCACCCAGTTGTTGCAGGGGCCACGCAACCATGCGTTGCCGCCGCCCTGAATATCATTCCCGCCATGCGACCCGCTCCCTCACTGGGCTGTTACTCTGCAGGCTGTCAGGTTCTGGGTTCTACCTATCGTTCTTTGTCATCGTAAATCAGGAATAGTGCAACGCAGGTTCAGGATACCTGCCAGCTACTGAGCGAGCCCCGCTATTCCGCTGTATGCCGCCTGCAGTACAGACACTGCTAGCCGCCCCTGCAGTCCAACCCCAAATCTTATTTGGTGTACTAACTACGCCTTATTATCGAAAGTTGCCTAGGCTGATTTGCTGGGGTCCAAACTCACAATGGAACCTAGGCGTAGTATTGAAGCATTCTCTCTATGCTGGGACAGAAACCCAGCGCCACTAGTCAGACGTTGACTATGTCCCCTGCGTCATCCAAACGCCGCAGGGAATTGATAGACCATGCTAGATACAGCGCTGGTGCTGGCGCTACCTCTTCGACGTTGTCCCCTGACGCACTAGGGCTGGCGCTACCGCCATATGGTAGCAGGCAGGCTGTAACATATCGGCATGGCGATACGAGCAGACGGTGCTGGCGATAAAGGCCAGCGCTGGATGCAGTACCTGTACAGCGGGTACTGCACTAGCGAATACCGAAACACACACAGTAGAATGGAGACTATAATGAGTGCTAGATCAACATACTGCATGGCAGTTAAAACAACATTTTCCGGCAACACTTCAAGAATAACTGCATCAGTTAAAGTGCATCAGTTGGAGTGCAATAAATTCAAGAAGGTTTCACACTGGGACCATGCACTACAGCCCAGCCGAAACCATGAACTAGCCGCACAACATTGCGTCGATGAACTGCGCAAGGTTTTAGCCATGACCGACCAACCCGCTTCCGAAATCGTCGGTTATTCCGAAACACACGACAGCGGCTATACCTTTTTGGTGAGGTTATAAAATGGAGTTTTTCGCCGCAGGGTTTGCATTGTTAGTAATTCAAATCACAATTTTAGTATTTTTCTAGGGAGTTAACCAATGGGATATGACAATACAGCTTACGTAGTTAAAAAGCAGATTTATGGGCGGGATGTTTTCTACCCTGACTGCGAGCCATCCCGCACCTTGTGCCGGATGCTAGGCAGAAAGACCCTGACGCCTGAGTTAATGAAGGAAGCAGGCGGCTTGGGGTTCTACTTCAAGCTAACCCCAGAAGAATTGAAACTATAGCCGAAACGCACTGTTTAAACGGTGCGTCGTATCAGGGTGACTTCCTGATACCTGACGAGGCAGGTCAGTGACAACACAACACACACAGTAGGAGTTTTAGTATGACAAAAATAAAAAGCGTAACTTTTATCCCGAAAAAGCCGAAAGTTAAAACGGTTGCAAATCGCGAGACATATCTCGCATCGGCTACCGATTACCTCAGAGCTTGGTTCAAGAAGGCGGGTTACGAAATCCCCGCCGACGTTCGCGTCACATGCGGTTTCCCTTCCCGCAATGCTTTGCGAGGCGCGAATGGCAAGCGTGCGATTGGCATGTGCTGGTCTCGAACCTGCAGTGAGGCTGGCATAAATGAGATAGCGATATCGCCTTATCTATCCGGCGAAGACGATACGCAGGAAGTTTTGGGAACGCTGGTCCATGAGCTAGTACATGCAGTCGATGACTGCCAAAACGGTCATGGCGCGGTGTTCAAGCAAATCGCAACGGCGGTTGGTCTCACTGGTAAGATGACTAGCACCGAGTCCACCCCGCAGTTAATCGACCACCTGCAGATATTCATAGATAAGCAGGGACCGTTTCCTCACGCTAGTTTGGATGTCAAGAAGACACACAAAAAGCAGTCAACACGCATGGTAAAGGCGGCATGTGTGAACAACGACACCTGCGAACCCGATGCGCGGGGCAATCTCTACACGGTCAGGTTGTCTCGTTCATGGATCGAGCAAGGCGGTGCCCCAGTATGTCCTATCTGCAATCACTCGATGGTAGCAGACGTATGACTACGGTGGAGCATGTGACTATCAGCGGCGATTACAATGCTGGTAGTGACAACGCATTCCAAACAGTCTCAGAATTCTGGGACTGTGAATGCGGCACCGACTACCAACACCGCAGGGTAGATCAAACAACCTGCGGTAGGTGCAACACAAATGAAAATGAGCAACCTGACAGTCGTTTAAACGAGCTTGTCTATCACAATCCGACTATTGAATTTGAGCCGAAACGCATCGTTTAAACGGTGCGTCGTGCAACGGTGATGCGTTGCACCTGACGAGGCAGTCAGTCACACAACTCCACACACAGTAAGGACAGTACATGAATAAACTAACATTCGTTTTTGAGTTCATCGGCATATCGCTGATGTTTGTTTTAATTATTTACGGGTTGCCACTATATGCGCTAGCATTTGGCATCACTGAGTAACACACAAGGAGAATGGAATGACTGAAGTAAACTTCGATCAAATGACACCCGAAGAGTTTTATGCAATCGAGGAATTAGATTTGCTGAAACAAGTGGGGTTCTCGTATGAGAGTTTGCATAATGGCTACCCTGACGGTGACATAATGGTAAGTGACCTAGTGGAGCGTGGCTTCGAAGTTCTCGAATATGTAGAAGACTATGAAGGTGATATCGATGACGAGCTTCGCGATTTGAATTCAGGTCTAACCGTCGTCAGGATCGGCGGCTTTCCCCGTGTCGTTGCTATGCAGAACAGCGACATGCAGGATCTAATCCACGCACAGGTACTAGCTGAAGGAGGATACAAGGAATGACTAGGAAGTATAAATGGGTGATCGATAAAGATCACCTCGACATGGGTGACGCAGGCACCGAAGGCCCAAGCAATGCCGCAACGACAACTGAAAACGAGGCACGCTTTCGGATGTATGATGACGATGAAACCCTCTACTATTCGGGGCGTATCTGGGGTGACTATGACGGCTTCGAACCGCTCGATGATTTCGGCACTGCAAATGCGGGTGCCGTTGCTATCCAATATAAAAACAACCAAGGTCAGTGGGAGTATCTGTAATGGAAACAATAACCTTGATTGAGCCAACGTGGCAGGGTCATTTGAATGCGCTGTTGTTGATTGTACAACACGCCGAGACAGAGGAAGCAAGAAACGAAGCCATCAAAGAGTTTCGTAAGATGGCAATCTGTGCCGATAAATACCTTGCACTGATGAAAGATGATGCAGCTGCAGCCGATGATGATGGAGACTATGATCACGGCAGGGAAATGCAGGATGAGCCGCATCAATATGAATCAGATCACAGTGTTCGCTCATATATATATGGCGACGGCAAACAACAGTGAGGAGATGTTATGACTGAGCAAGTTGAGTTTGGAATTACCCTTCGTAAAACTGACTACGTAAAAATGCAGGTTGATGACTTTACCTTAAATCTAGAAAACCTGCATCCAGCAGAACTAAGGGATAGATACAAGCAGTTCATCGGTGACTTTCTTCTTGGTAAAATTACAAAGTCTACGTTAGTTGATGTCGATGTCTTAGAAACTTTTTGCGGAGACCTCAACCACCGTGGTGTATTAGATGAAGGAACCGAAGACGACTACAAACCTGATCTGGATGCAGTGAAAGGCGGTAAATATTTTATAGAGGTTTCCGAGCAGTTGTCGGAACGTCTTGGATTAGAACTACACCTTTAAAACCGAAACGTGCTGTTTAAACGGCACGTCATACGATGGTGATGCATCGTATCTGATGAGGTAGTCAGTATTCACAGTGGCAGGCACGCCACATTTTTTCACCCACACACAGGAGTTACCAATGACAGTCCAACTTATCGAGTGCGCGTCTTCGGATGCCGCAACCCGCTATGTATTCACCGACCCCGATGACAAGTACGGAACATACGAGTTCAAGGATGTACCCAAACGTGCTGGTTTCAGATGGGACCGTTTAAACAGTGTCTGGTACACCGAGGACATCAACCGAGCGGCACGCCTGCTAACCTACTGCAAGTGCGACAGCCTCAAGAAAAAACTTACGGGCATCTTTGACGAAGAGCAAAAGATGTACACCGCATCACAGGCTTCCGATACTGACTACGAGGTCCCGATGCCTGCCGACATCACCCTCTACCCATATCAGCGTGCGGGTATCGAGTACGCCGTGAAGGCGGGCTCTGCCCTGATCGCTGATGAAATGGGGCTGGGCAAGACAGTGCAGGCAATTGGCTACTGCAACATTACCAAGCCGTCACGGGTTCTCTTGATTGTCCCAGCATCACTGCGCATCAACTGGTATCGTGAGTGGTTGCGGTTCACTACCCTCGACCTCACCGTTGGCATCGTCGCTGGCGGCAAGCCGGAGAACTGGGTAGACACCGACGTAGTCATCGTCAACTACGACGTGATCAAGAAACAGCGAGACCAGATCGACCAGACGCACTGGGATGTTGTGATCTGCGACGAGGCACACAAGCTCAAGAACCCTACCGCTGGCGTAACACTGGCTACACTGGGTGCCGTTAAGAATACCAAGGCATCGTCAGGCGGTATCACTGCAGACAACTGGTTGTTTCTCACAGGGACACCGATACTCAACAGACCTATCGAACTGTTTCCGTTGATCAACCGTATCGCACCTGACGTGTTCAACAACTACTATCAGTACGGCAACAGGTTTTGTGGTGCCAAGCGCACATCGTTCGGCACCGATTACAGTGGTGCCAGTAACTTGGAGTTACTCAACACAACCCTGCGGAGCAACGGCATGGTGCGTCGTGTGAAAGCTGACGTGCTTACCGAGCTACCACCCAAGGTCAAGCAGGTTATTCCACTGGCACCCAATGGTGCGACCGCCGACATCAAGCGTGAACAGGAAGTGTTTAAACGCGCTCAAGCACAGCTGGATGATGCGCTTATCAGCAAGGAATTATCCAAGGCATCTGAGGATCCTGCAGTCTGGCAACAATCACTCGCCAACCTTAACCGTGCCAAGGGTATTATGTTCAGTGAGATATCTGCCGCACGCCTTGATGTAGCCAAGCATAAGATCAAGCCCGTCGTCGAGCATGTGCTGGCGACCAGCGGTAAGATCGCAGTCATGTGCTACCACCGTGTCGTTGTGGATTCCGTGATGGCTGAACTCAAAGTCAAGGGCATCAAGGCAGTCAAGCTGACAGGTGGTTGTTCTGCAGAAGCGAGACAGCAGGCTATCGATAGCTTTCAGAATGACCCCGACACGCAGGTGTTTGTCGGCACAATCAAGACAGCTGTCGGCTACACCATCACTGCCTGTTCACATGTGCTGTTTGCCGAGCTTGACTATGTCCCTGCGAACATCGCACAGGCTGAAGACAGGTGTCACCGCATCGGACAGCAGTCCAGCGTGCTAGTGCAGGCACTGGTGTTCGATGGCTCACTCGATGGCAACATGGCTAAGACGTTGCTCGACAAAGCCAGCGTGATCAAGTCTGCACTCGACGACGATGAGGCAGACAGCATTGCGTTAATCGATGAGCCGATTACTGCCAGCGTTTCACGCAAGAAAGTTATCAGTGAAGCTGAGAAGATCACTGATGAGCAGGTCACTGCCATACAGCAGGGACTGCGTATGCTTGTCAGTAGTGACAGCGACAGAGCCAGCGTCATCAACGGCGTAGGCTTCAACAAATTTGACGGTAAGATTGGGCACAGTCTTGCGTCATTTACCACCCTCACCCCACGTCAGGCGGTGCTGGGCAAAACGCTTGTGATCAAGTACCGCAAGCAACTACCCGAAGACTTAGTTGAAACAGCGAGGGGTGTTTAAACGCACCCTTCCCCACACACAGGAGAATGACAATGCCTAGATATTATATGGAAGGTGTTTTGATGTACTCAAATCACTACGAAATTGAAGCCGCCAACAAAGAGGAAGCTGAGTACAAGTTTCTTCATGCGCTTTCTAAAAGCCTAGTCTTTATGTCCACACCAGATAAAGACGGAGGAGAGCCTAGCTTTGTATTAGATGACGGCTACACCGACATCGAGGTCTGCGAAGAACTTCCAGAGATAGAACATTACGATTACACACAGGAGAATGATGATGATTGAACATGACTATGAGCGCATCGACATGATGGATGGCGGCGACACTCGTATACTTGGTGTCCAGCTAACGAGTGAAGAGTATAGCTCTCCT